CTGCTGGCGTAGGAACACCTAACTTTAAACAAACTCGCAGTACTAACCTTACCGGCGGTGGCGGTCAGTTAGGCGGTTAAGTAAAATAAAACCCACTCTGGTGGGTTTTTTCTTGACAAATAGTTAACTACGTAGTTTATTTTTTAAATAAATATTATTATGGCCTTTACTCCTACTCAATCGTTATATACTGCTTCGCCGATTACTCTTAAAGATTATCAACATGCCGCACGGCTATTTGTTGACGATCAGTTTAGATTACTACCAAAAACAAAATTTTTATATCACGTGTCATTTAGTATTAACGAAGCGGCTTTAAAAAGTATTGATCTAGTTCAACGACATAGAAACGAAATTAATATGTTAGTTAAGAGCGTTGATCTTCCTAATTTTACTATCAATACAGAAACACTTAATCAGTATAACAGAAAAAAGAACGTAGTAACAGGCCACAAGTACACAGCGGCAAATATTAAATTTCATGACGACAACATGGGATTGATTAATCAACTATGGCAAAACTACTACGCATACTACTTTGCTGATAGTACATCAGCAAAGACCAGCGGCGCTTATAATCGAAACGCTACTAAGAATTTTAACTACATTAAAACAGCATACGGCTTTGACAACGGCAGTACTTTACCATTTTTTAATTCAATTACAATTTATCAAATGGCAAGACATGAGTATATAAGTTACACTTTACAAAATCCAATTATAGCCAGCTGGAATCACGGACCGTTAGATGCTGCCAATCAGGCGTCGCATGACAACTCCGCTACTATTATGTTTGAAGCAGTGGCGTACGGTAATGGTACAGTAACTACCGATGACCCTCCAGGCTTTGGGTCAGAACACTACGATCAAACACCTAGTCCTTTACAAGGTGGTGGACAGGTCAATTCCAGTCCAAGTTTTGTATCTAATGTTAACGTTCAAGGTAACGCTCAGTCTTTTGTTAACAACGTAACTAGCACAATTAACGGATATCAAAATTTACAGAATTTACCAGCGGCGCCAGCTACTAGTTCTGCCAGCAGTTTACTAAACACAGTTCAACAAGGTGTTAGCGGAATACAAGGTATTGCGTTTCCAGTAGCAAACACTATTAGTAATACAGTGACCGCAACAAAAGTTATTCTAGGATTATAACATGGCAAATTTACCAAATTCTGTAACAGGTGATAGTAGTGTTGAGGTTCGTCAATTTTTTGACAAATTTTTTGTTAATCAAATAAGTTTTCCAAGCAACCAAATTGACGCAGTAGTTGGCTTTTTTTTAAAACATGGGTTTGATCCTGACAGCGCAAGAAGCACTAGTATTGTGTTACTTAATCAAGCAAGAACAGATAATATTAACGTGTTTGAATTAGTAGACACATTAAAAAAACTTAGTGAGATACAATTAAGTCAAGTAGTAGCGCAGGTGCTAAACACTTATAGAGAAAAAATTAGTCTCCTGGGTTATAGAATTGCCCCTCTAGCCAACAACTACGAATCACGTAACATTTTAGTTTAATATGGCCAGCAAATTCGCACGTGGTAAGTTTACTATGACTAACCCCGGCAAATACGTCGGACTTAAAACTCCGGTATACCGTAGTAGCTGGGAGTGGAGTTTTATGCGATTTTGCGACACAAACGAAAGTGTACAAAAATGGGCAAGTGAAGCAATACAAATCCCCTACAGAGATCCCCTAACTGGACGTCAAACAGTATATGTTCCAGATTTCTTTATACAGTATGTAGATAAGAAAAATCGTATGATTGTAGAACTTATTGAAATTAAACCAGCTAGTCAAACACTAATTGAACGGGTAGGCAAAAACAAATACAATCAAGCACAGTTTGTTAAAAATCAAGCTAAATGGGCCGCTGCCACAATGTGGTGTAGGCAACAGGGTATAAAATTTCGAATTGTTAACGAAAATGATTTATTTCATCAAGGCGGCGCATAAGTAAAGTATGACTAAAAAACTTGAAGAACTTTTAAATTTGCCTGCTAGTAAGGAACTTATTAAAGCAGAAGAAAAAAAGAAACAAAAAGCCGCCGGCGAAAAACCTGATACATTCTTACGTAGCATGGAAGAATTTGACAAAATTTCAGCTAGTTTGCCCGCAGTCAAGGGACTAGGCGATGCCGCAGATTCAGAGTTTGACGCACTTGCACAACGTGCTACAGATGCTTACGATGACTTAATGGATTTAGGAATGAATGTAGAAGCACGTTACAGTGGCCGAATTTTTGAAGTAGCGGGCGGCATGCTTAAGAATGCTATTGACGCTAAAGCTGCAAAAATAGACAAAAAACTCAAGATGATCGAACTACAGCTAAAGAAAGCTAAACTTGATCAAGATGCTAATCAAGAAGACAACAGTGTTAGTATACAAGGTGATGGTTTTATTGTAGCAGATCGCAACAGTTTGATCGAAAGATTAAAGAATATGAAATAAATACAATACTGGGATTACACAATGAAATCATTTAAACAATATGTCACCGAAAGCAAACAAGTTTACGAATTTAAAGTAAAAATTGCTGGCGACTGTCCAAAAGACAGCGTTACAAAAATTAAACAAGCTCTAGCACAATTCAAAGTAGAATCGTGCTCGGAAGGAAAAAGCACCCCCATTCAAGAAACACAAGTTGACTTCCCAGATCAAAAGAATGTAGGTGTTACAGTATACGATATTACTACAGCATATCCAGCAACTAGTTTACAAATTCGTGATTTAGTAGCTGAATACTGTAGTGTTGCACTTGCTAAAATTAAAGTACGTAATTTACTAGAGCAAGAAGAAGAAGCATTAAATCACGCTAACGACAAACTAACTGGTGAGTCACTATTGGAAAAACCATTAGAAGATGTAGATGGTCAAAAATTAGTTGGCGACAAGCAGGTGATGAGCTTGCTTAAGGAACTTGGTACACGTACAAAGAAGCTAACACAATATAAAGGTGTTAACGAAAAGATTTTAGCAAAGAAAGCCCCGAGTGAAAAAACAGTCAAAGCAGATAAAGTAGTACCTGCGAAAAGCCCGCTTGGTAAGGTTTCAAATCCAGATCCAAGAAAAGGAAAATAATATGAACTTTCAAGATTTATTAGCAAAGATGAAACAGCTTGACGAAAACGAGGTGGCCATGACTGAACCTGTAGACGGCGCAGTTCCTCCAGAAGCATCTACTGAAGTATCGGTTGAAGAATGCGGAATGGATATGATGCCACCGTCTCGTATGGCTGCTCCAAAACAAAGCGATTCAGTAACCATGAATGTTAGTATGAATGGCAGTGGTGCTGGCGGCATCCGTGATTTACTAAATGTTCTAAAAGATATTCAAGACGGGCCAGAACATGACGCACCTGACGCAGACTCTGGTGACCACGATATACTAATTGGTGAGCCTGAAGAGTCGTATGAAGAAGATGTAAATGATGGTGGATTTGGTGGATCTACTAATAACCCTGATCAAATAACATTAGACATTAATGACGTTGTCAACGTTGGCACACCAATTAACGGTGGCGATCATCGTCCACGTCAAGCTGGATTACCAATGGGGAATCCACAGGTTCAAGAAGGCCTAGTTAGACAACTAGCCGCTCATTACGCAGCCGTTAAAGGACGTTAATACTTCCTAGTAACAGTATCAAAAGCACTCTTCGGGGTGCTTTTTTTATGTAAATAAACATATGGCAAAATCACTCGACGGCGTCTTAACCAAAAAAGCGCACACCACTGAAAGATTCTCAGAAGAGCAGATTAAACATCTGCTGGCCTGTGCCGATCCTGAAAACGGTTACTTATATTTTGCCAAACATTTCTTTTATATACAGCATCCTGTTAAAGGCAAGATGCTGTTTCAACCTTTTGAATATCAAGAAGGATTACTACACAGCTATCACGACTATCGTTTTAATGTAAACATGCTTCCACGTCAAAGTGGCAAGACTACATGTGCGTCAGCGTACCTACTTTGGTATTCTATGTTTCACCCGGATCAGACTATTTTAGTTGCCGCGCACAAGTATACGGGTTCACAAGAAATTATGCAACGTATTAGATACGGATATGAATTATGCCCTGATTATATCCGAAGTGGTGTTGTAAACTATAATAAAGGGTCAATGGAGTTTGATAATGGATCAAGAATTGTATCGGCTACTACAACTGGCAACACTGGCCGTGGTATGTCAATTTCCCTACTGTATTGCGATGAGTTTGCATTCGTTCAACCAAATATCGCCACTGAGTTTTGGACTTCAATTAGCCCGACACTAGCAACTGGTGGTCGAGCAATTATTACCAGCACACCCAACTCAGACGAAGATACGTTTGCTAATATATGGAAAGAGTCACAAGACAAGTTTGACGAGTTTGGTAGTGAACGAGCTGATAACTTAGGACGCAACGGGTTCCACGGATTTAGAGCAGAATGGCACGAGCATCCTGATAGAGACGATAAATGGAAGGCAGTTGAAATGGGCCGTATTGGTGAAGAACGTTTCCGCCGTGAATACGGTTGCGAGTTTTTGGTGTTTGATGAAACACTGATCAACAGTATCAAGCTAGCAGAAATGACGGGCAAAGAGCCGCAATTTAAAATGGGCCAAGTCCGTTGGTATAAAAAGCCAACCCCGGGTAACACTTATTTGGTAGGGTTAGATCCTAGTTTAGGAACAGGTGGCGACTATGCAGGTATACAAGTATTTGAATTGCCTAGTATGGTACAATGTGCCGAATGGCAACATAATTTAACTATTGTCCAAGATCAAGTTAAAATCTTTAGAGATGTAATTAGATACATTCAAGATGAAATAGGACAAGATTACGCTAACAGTATTTACTGGAGTGTTGAAAACAATACCCTAGGGGAAGCCGCACTAGTGGTAATTGCTAATCTAGGGGAAGATACGTTTCCGGGACTGTTCCTTAGTGAACCAGTTAAAAAAGGCCATGTACGTAAATTCCGTAAAGGATTTAACACTACTTATGGCAGTAAAATATCAGCATGTAGTCGCTTAAAATACTTTATTGAACAAGATCAAATGAAGATTAATAGTAAGCCCCTGCTAAGTGAATTAAAAACATTCATTGCGTCGGGCGTAACATTCAAGGCAAAAACTGGGCAACACGACGATCTAGTGTCAGCGTTATTATTGATTGTACGCATGACTGTGATACTAGCAGATTGGGATCCTGCTGTATTTGCTAAACTTGCCATAGAATCCCAACTAGACGAAGATTGGCAAGCACCCTTGCCTATATTTGTTTCCTCAAACATCTGATAAATATACTATGGAATCTAATTTAGACAAAATTGCGCTTGATCTTTACGGTAAGATACAAACCCGCTTTCCTAACATACAAGTTGGGAACGAATCTGGTGACATTATCACTAGAAAAAAAGAAATGAACCAAGGCCGCTTCTTTGAATTTGAATACAAAGAAAACGGAGAATCACTGGGTACAATTACAATTACACTTGACGACGATGAAGGTATTGTAGTACAGCTAGCCGGTGATCTAGTGGATAAAAAACATCCACGTTGCGGTGAATTTTTAAAAGGTCTTAGAATATTTGCTAAGAAACGTCTATTAAAATATGATGAACAGAACATAGGTAAGGACAGCTTAGACAAGCGTGACTACCATTATCAATCAAAGCCCAAGGAAGAACCAGTTATGCCACAAGCTCCTATAATGGAAAATAAGATGTACGGTAACGCTCGTATGAGTTATCAAGACTTAGGCGAAGCAAGACTAGTTGTTAAACACAGTCAGCCAGTTAACTTTGATTTGGCCGCTGGTCGAACAATGCACATTGACAGCATTTATATTGAAAATGCTCAAGGCGAACGCTTCCGTTATCCATACAAACATTTGAATGGTGCCCGTGCTTTAGCTGAACATATCAAGCACGGTGGTACTCCTTACGATAGTATTGGTAAACACATTAGTAGCTTGTCAGAAGAATTAGCAAGCCTACGCAAGTTCAAAGGTTATGTTAATCGTCAAGCACAAGTTAGTGAAGCAATGGGCAATGTTACTGATCGCGTGTTAGATCGCATTGATCAAATTAAAGAAACAATTCATAAATTACAACGTCCAGCATACTATGAAGCATTTGTAGAATCATTTGAAGAACAAGAAGAACTAATGATTCCAGAAGAAGTTACTAATGATCTAATTAATCGTTTGACTATTCGCACATTTAACGAAGATCTAAAAGCAGTATTCCCATACATTTATAAATTTATTGATGAGTCAGAACTTGATGTAATTGAAGTTAGTCCAGATGAATTATTAAGTGATGCGTATAATCCTAACTCAGTAGGTGCCGAACATCGTCGTGATTTAGAAAAATCATATGAAGACAGCTTGAAGAAAAAAGCAGAAGACGGAGATGAGTCGGCCAAAAAACGTTTACAAGCATTAAAAGATAAAAAAGAACGCATGGCCAACGATTACAACGATCGTATGGAGCGTGAGTCCATAGATCCAGAATTAGCATTTGAATCCTTTATGGATTCAATTGTGACTGAAGATGATCAAGACGAATACGGACAAGGTATCTTTGATCATAATCCAGATGTTAAACAAGCTAACTTAAAAAAAGTAAATCAAATATTTTCCGCTGACAAATTAACTGCCGGAGTTGCGGGTATTAATCTAGAAGAATTAACTAAGTTAATACCGTTACCTGCGTTTATTGCTAAGATTGAAGAGCTAAAACAAATTACAAAAGACAGTGCCGATAAAGATGTAACAACCACTATTGAAGTTATACTAACAGAACTAGCACAAGACAATGAAGAACTTGCTGAAATTTTACAGAACGGGTTAATTGACTTTGGCGGAGATAGCGGAGCAGTGGGCGGGGAAGAAGCTCCTCCAGCACCGCCAGCGGCAGCACCTGCTCCAGCGGCAGCTCCACCAGCACCTGAAGTACCGCCAATACCTGAAGTGCCACCGGTAGACGTACCAGCAGAACCGTTACCTCCAGAAGTGCCAGCGGCACCAATTGTTGAGGGTGAAGATGACGATGCTCCTTGGCACAAGCATACTCCGCACGATGCTCCAAAAGATACATTTAAAAAGCCAATGAAGCCGGGCGGCGAAAAAGATCGTTTGAAAGCATTAATTCATAGAGCAATTAGCAAAGGCGCAACTGGCGACCACACTATGGATTTAGGTTCAAGAGAAATCAAATTACATGACGCAATTAAAGAGTGTGGCATGGATCCAAAAGAGTTCGGATTAGAGCCAGAAGTAAGTGGCACTGAAGAAATGATTAAATTCATTAGCGGATTCTATGATAAAGAATCTGGAGCATTTCCGTTGGGCGCAATGCGTATTAAGATCAAACTAAAGAAAGCCGCTGAAGACGGCGCATTTGGTGATGTTGATGAAGATGAACTAGGAAAAGTATTAAAGTTTATTGATATGAAAGATCCAGGCGCAGGCAATGCCGATCACGAACAACATGCTATTTTACGACTAGCCGGCGTTTCACATAACGACCGTACAGTTGATGAAGAAGTACCAGATTTTTCTAATATGATGAAGGGCATGGGCGGCGGTGATGTTAATTCAATGTTTAATCAAATGAAGTCAACGCCTGGCGCAAACGTCACAAGTACATCATCTTCTAGCAGTAATACTACTAATAATCCAATGGATGCAGCGCAGTTTGATAAACTTCAACAAATGATGAAACAATTTCAAAACGCAAAATTAAAAGTTGGTGATCAAGAATTTGGGTTGGACGCTATGAATGATCCAGACAAAATGAGTCAACAAATACAAAAAGGTATTGGCGGCATATTCCAGGGTCTACAAGGGCAAATGCCAAATCAACCGATTCAGCTACCAGGTAATAGTGGCCAGCTCAACCCGCAAGAAATGATGAAACATATCATGTCATTGATGCCTAAAAACTAATAAATAAAAAAAGGATAACGACTATGTCACAATTTAACGGATTATTAAGAAAGTATATTGATTTAGTATCTGAACAAAATCTAATATCAGAGCGAGTAGTGCCTGGGCAACCTAGCCTAGGACAAGCACCTGCTCCAGCGGCACCTGCTCCAGCGGCACCTGCTCCAGCGGCACCTGCAGCCGATGGCGGGCCAGCACCAACTCCTGAACAATTGAAATGGTTAGGCGGAGCAGATCCAACTGATAAATTTATTCTTGCAAGAATGCGAAAAGCAGTGCCAAATGCGGCACCTGCGGCAGCTCCAGTAACAGCACCCGCGGCAGCACCTGCGGCAGCACCAGCTCCTGCTCTAACTGCGGCTGATCAAGATGATGCTGATATGGGTGCCGCAATGGCCGCAAACACGGCAGCGGCAGCAACACAAGCTGCAAACGGTGTAAATGCAGCCGGACAAAATGTTACAATGCCAAATGGAATTAATCCAGAAACTGGTACTCCTACTACAGTAACAGCAGGTGCTCCTGCGGCCCAACAGGCAGCTAGACCTAGAGTTCCAGCTAAGTCTGATCCAGCAGTATTAAAAATTCAGCAAGACTTAATTGCCAAAGGCGCAAAGATCAAAGCAGACGGCGTAATGGGACCAGCAACGCAAGCCGCACAAAAACAATTTGGCCAGGGCGCAAAACCGGCACCGGCATTACCAGGCAGAGCTGTTCCCGGTGGTGGACAAATATCGGATACTCCTATGGCGGAAAGTGTGTATAGAGAAGATCAAGCACTAGCACGTATTGTACAGTTGGCAAGAGGTTAATAATGAAAACGTTGCGCGAGTATATTAATTTAGTTAACGAAGCCGATGGGGTAACAAATCCATGGCCAGCTGGCACTCCACACGCAACGGCATGGGATACAATGAGCCCAGAAGATAAGAAATGGTTAGGCGGTGCTGATCCTACAGACAAATATATTCTTGCTCGCGCACCAAATAAAGGCAAGCCAGTTGCTCAACCAGCGGCTCCGGCAGCACCAGCGGCAGTAGCAACGCCTGTAGCAGAACCTACACCTTCTGTAGCAACTCCATTACCGGCTGCTCCGCAACAAGCGGCTAACCCAAATCCACCGACAACACCAACTGCTCCAGTAGTAAAACCTCCCCCAGGTGCTCCAAACCCAGTTATGACTTTACAAAATAAATTAATTGGACTTGGCGCAAAGATTACAGCAGATGGTATCATGGGCCCAAAGACTAAAGCAGCCATGAAAGAATACGGACTTGACGCTAACGGCAATCCTGTTAAAGACGCCAAAACTGGTCAGCCAGTGACTAATGATAAAACTGCTAACGCAATTATTCAACGTGGCGGGGTTGATCCAAAAGAAATTACAAAAGACATGACTGTAGCACAGCAAGTTCGTAGCGACCTCGAAGCACAACGAGCAAACACTATGACACCCACTGGCGCTCCAACAACTAAAAATGCTAAAGGCCAAGAGGTATATACAACACAGTCTGGAAAAGAAGTTGTTGTTGGAAGTTTGACTGATAAACGTAATCAACGTCAAGCAGAATATCAAGCACAGAATCAAGCGTTCCTGGCACAGCAAGCCGCTAAAAAGGCAGGTACAACACCGCCAGCTGCAACAGGTCAAGGCCCAAAGCCAGCAACTCCACCAGCAAGATCGGCGCCGCCAATATCTGCTAACTCAACTACGCTACCTGACGGAACTCCAATTGAACGTAGTCAAGGCAATTCCTCTCCAGAATATATGAATCAATTTGGCGGCTCGGCACCTAATCAAGGCAGCACAGCCC